AATGCCGAAGTTGACGAAATGAAACAAATGTTAGAACATGATTTAAATCAAGTCAGTTTCTTTTTGAAACAACAAGGCAAATTTATCGAGAAAGAAAATTTCGATTTATACATCCAGAACAAGCACGGCCAAGGTGTGGCCTCATGGGCTAAACGTATCAATTGTTTGTTTGCCGCTTATGGTCGAGCTGTGATGGAACGTATGATGGAAATTCTTGAGAAAATAAACGTCAAAGGTGGACCTCAGTTTCATATTAAAACGAAAATGAATGAACGCGATTTTTCTGCGTTTGTTCGAAATTTGTGTCGCTTACATAACAGGAAATCACAGAAATCAGCTAATGATTTCACAGAATGGGACACAAATTTCATGATCGCACTTATATTTCTTATGGCTAAAATATATCAACATTCCGGTATGCCAGAAAATCTCCTTAGTCTGTACGTTGCAATTAGTAGCGACTGGACACTGACATGGAACATCAATCCTGAATTCAAAGCCACATTACACGGCCATTTTAAAATGCTATCAGGTAAGTTCGACACTTTACTTGGAAACACCATCGGTAACATGGCTTTAACAGCCCGCTTATTCGTTTTTGTTGCGATGGATTATTGTCTGTTTGTAGGCGATGATTCAATGACACAAAGCGAACGCATTTGTTTCCGTAAAGATGCCCAGGATTTCCTTGATATGACAGGCCACAAACTCAAATTTCATATTGCAGATGTAGTAGAATTCGCCGGGTTTATTATAGCCGACGGCGCTTTTCCGAATGTCGTCAGATATTGTTCTAAATTTCTATCAAAAGTATATCGTGATGAGGCACACTTTATAGAAGCGAAGACTTCGGTAGGTGATCGATTACAATCAATATTAGACGCACAACATCAAATAATCGGAGAACATGCTACAGCTGAATATTTCAATAATAAAATTTCTGTTCTTGAAGTGCACACATTAACATCATATCTTGACAGAATTAAAACTATGAAGTATGAACAACTTACACCTTACAAGGGAGTTGTTTTGAATCTCAATCAAC